CAACGTCTAACGCCTCAAGACCTGCATCTAATATAATACCTGTAGTAGAAGTATTACCTTCTTCTAATACTTGTTGTAAATTAGGAGTAAAAATTGGAGGAAGGGTAACCCATTCTACAAATTCTCCTGTGCTTGTAAGTACTTGACCCGCTAATCCAATTGAATCTTCTGAATCAAATAAGCCACCTTGAATATGTGTATCTCCTACAAAATAGCTATTTAAAAAATTTGCGGTATCTGTTACCTCAAGATTGGTAGTAGTAATGGTACCAATTAAGTTAATATCTTGCGTAGCTGTATTCCCATAATCCAAAACACCCTGCAAGTTATTTGCGGGTATGACAGGAAGAAATACATCTAACAATTCTTGCAGCGTAAAGTTATACGTTACGTCTTCTATTTCACCACCAACGCTTGTACCAATTAGCTTGTCGGCCAATTTAGGTACGGGAGCGACTTCGTATGTACTAATCTTTGACATCCGCTATAAAATTTTTAATGTACTATCTTCAAATAGTCTCCTGTTCTATATAATTGGCCTTCTGTTAATCCATCTAATAAAGCTGCTGCGTTGTCTGCATACACAGGAACATCAGCAATCACAATAGCCGGAGCGTTAAAGTTTGCCTCAAATAAAGCTAACAACTCTGCCGGAGTAAAATTGTAAGTTGCATTTGCAGGTGAATTACCAACCCTTGTGCCTACAAGTTTATCATTTAACTGCGGTGTCGCATTGTTAGGATATGAATTAATTTTTCCCATTTTATACTAATGTTAAAAGATATAAAGTCTTGTTTACAAGACCAAGCATCTCGTCCATAATATTTTGTAAGTCTGAAGCATAGTTATCTCTCTCAGCCTCAATAGTTGCTTGCATACCCTTTAAATGAGTAACAGCATCTTGTTTCTTAGACTCAGGGATAGTTATCTCAAGACGACCACTACGACCAAACAACTTTTCAGTGAATGAATCAGTCAAATCTAAAATACCATCATAATAAGCTCCAAGTGCCTTATGCTCTGCAAAAGACCTTGTGTCTAAATGAGTCAAGTGCATCATATCTCTTGACTGAAAAAGCATTCCAATGAATTTGTTCGGTGCCATAGTTATTTTTTTTCTTTTTGAGTTACTTCGCCCGTTTGCATATTAATTACTGAATCAGCACCATACTTCTCAATAAGAACTTTCTCATTGTTAGTAAAGGCCTCAATAATACTATGAGCCTGTTTGATTAACCCTTGTTTTTGTAATTCAAGTTCACCAAGACCTATTTTAATCTTAGTGTACTCTGCTGAACCTGTCTTAATAAATTCTAACTCTTCTGCTGTTAAATTTGCCATTTGATTTGATTTTTTAATTTGTACAAATATAGTAAATAAAAATTATCATTTTCTTCCGAATCTCCATATAAGCCAAAGACAAATCGGAATAAGCAATAGCCACAAGTAAAACAAGGTATTTGCTTTCTTGTCAACCTTCTTCTCAAACCCCTTTGATTTGATGTCTTTTTTAACAGAAAGCTGCTTCTCATTAGATTGAACCACTACTATCTTAGACGAATCCACAAGGTGTTTTCGTGCTTTCTTTATTTTAACCTTGGCATTAAAGTACTTGGTCTCACCAATAATAATTGGTTTAGCCGTGTCAATAGGCGTCACCTCAAACTCTTCGCTACTATCAATTATGACAATAGCGTTCTGCTGAATGCTTACGCTGTCTTTCTTTTCAACCACAACGCTATCTGTGTAAGTCTCTATTTTGGTATTGGTTACAGCCACCTTTCTTGCTGCACAAGAGAATAAAAGGGGAACAAATAACGCCAATATAATGTATTTCCCCATAGGTATTAAATTAAAACAAAGCCGTTTTTATCTACTTTGTCGGTTTTATGTAGTTGCTGAAGTTCTATTATAGACTTTCCAAATGTCTTTTGAAAATGAGGAGCATCTACAAACTTCCAATCACCTCCCCATTCATAGCCATATCTTTTAAATATAGCCACAATCTCTTGCCAATCAGCCTTTTTATCTCCATCAAAGTCGGTCTTGATATCCCAACTTGCTGTCTCAAAACTGCCATTGCCGTCTTTGTCAACCAATAAGGCAATGTCAATAGCTAATCCATAGTTATGATATGACTGACCACCCTTGGCATTCGTAATCTTAGAACCTTTTTTGGTTCTACCCTGAGCATATAATGCGTCCTGCTCGGCAAATGTTCTAAGAGTATGAGTGAATCTACACTCTGCTTTGCCTGTCAACGCCTTGCAAATCTCGTCATATAACAAGACTGCCTCATCTCGTAGTTTTGGATGAAGCAGTTTAATTCTATCTAAAGTAACTTGGTCTTTCATTTTATATCGTTGATGTCCGTCTTTATTTCTTTTGCTCTATTTAATAATTTTTTAAGCATCTTCCATATATCAACTTTAAAAGCCTCCTCAACATTCTCTTTTATAGATACAAGTTCAATAAACATAAGTAAGATAGCACATATCTTAGTGAACATATAGTCAAATCCAAATGCGTGCTTTATAAATTCATTCAAAAGAAACTTATCCATCAAGAACAAGAATAACACACATACCTCATACAACAACATCTTACTTACTATGTTTGATAATTTTCTACTTCTCACGCTTTTCCATCCATTTAACTTAATTGACTTAAAAATTCCTGTGAATGTATCAAGTATTATTGCTGATGCCACGGCTATTAATAGTCCGTGAATCGGTGCAAATAATAGAAGTATAGATGCTATTATGTATTGTATGTATTTCATCGTCCTTGCCCTCTATATTGTTTTTTATACAGCTTACTCGCTTTGTTAGTACTTGTCTGCGTTTTAGCAGCTACGCCTCTTTTCTTAGGCTTTTTAATATAAGAACTACCATTTGTTGCTTTTGCCATAACTATTTATTTTACCAAAGTGCATTAACAAGAGTTGCTGTTGTGTTTGTTGCTCTAAGTTTTACAACTTGAATCGGAAGTGTTGTCCCTGCAGGTACACCATTGAATGTTACAATATCTCCTCCAATTGTTACAACTGAAACATTACCTGTTCCACCTACATACAAGAAACAACCCGGGTTACCCATACTTGTTTGAGGAGACATTGAATAAACTACATATGCTTGAGCAGTAGCAGTAAAAATGTTTGCGTTTAAAGTAAGTTGAGTCTCACTATCAACAGAAACAACAGTTGCTGCTGTACCTAACGTATCATTATGAACTACGTCACCGGTTGCAACATTATTAGTAATAAACAATCCTGCAGAGTCAATTAATTTTGATGCTGTAACTGTAGTACTTGTACCTGCCTCTATCACATTAGGATATGCTATATCAGCATTATCTGATGGATGTGCTCTTAATGCTCTTGAAAATTGTGATTTAAAAACTGACATAATTTTTATTTTTTATCTTGATAAGGAAATGCTCTGTTTAATGCGTCTCTGCGTTGCTTGCAACCACAATCTTTACCTGCTGCTTTTGCTACAGTTTCTACTACCTTCTTAATTCCGGTAGCGGTTGTGATTTTTTCAATGGTATCGCCAAGACCTTTGCTTTTGTTTTGTTGTTGCATTTGATTAGATTTTATTTTTTCTTTTTACCTGCTACTGCCATTTTGGTAAATGCAGCTTTACCATACTTATTACGACCAATAGTTGCAGCAATAGCGTTTGCTCTTTTTTCGCTAATTCCTTGCTTCTTTTGAATTTTCTCGCTTAGTTGTTTAAACTTGCTCATCGTATTAATTTTAAATATTTGATACCCTTCTTCCCATACCAACTCTTGACTTCTCAGCTTTCTTAGAGGCAAGTTTAGAAGGACTTATTTCCGATTTTGTTTTTGGTGTCTTTGAAGATACTCTTCTTGTTGGTCTGCAATATTCATTGCTACCACCTGCACCACAGGCTTTACCACTCTTGGTATCCTGCCACTTCTCTTTCTCCCATCTTTTCAAACTACTACCTGCCTCAGTCTTTCTCACAACACCTGACCCCTTTCGACATTTAGCAATGGCTTGTGAAGCCCTTGCCGATGGAAAGACATCGTATGATGCTTTAACTTTTCTATAGCAGGCGTCCTTTGGCATCTTACTTTTTTTTCTTTGGGATAACTCCCTTAGCAATTAGCACATCTTTCTTTGTTACTTTACCATCTCCACTTACATCAGGGAAACTTTTCTTTGCTACTTTTTTAACAACTTTTTTCATTAGTATTTTCCTTTACGGTTTTTAGGGCTGCTTGCAGTTGAACCACCTTTGCCTGCCCATAAATTTTTACACGCCCAATACCTTGGCGTTAGCTTGTCATTCGCTGTATCACAACTATGTCTTGCTTTAAAACTCTTACGAGCTGCAGCAGAATAGTTATGACCATAACCTTTTGCTCCAAAGTGGAGGAGTTTTTCCTCCCCTCCGGAACAGGCTTTAACCATCTTCTTCTTCCCCGGTCTATCCGAAGCAGTAGGACGGTTACATTGCATTTTAGACTTGTCAGCCATAGTAATTAGTTTCTAAAATCACGTCTTGTGTGACCCGGATACTGAACTACTTTCTTTGGTTCAGGCATTGCATATGCATCTTTAGGAGCTGCTGCTTTTTTTATTTCAGCAATCGCCTCTTCTGATATTTGCACATCATCCTGAAGTAACTCATCAATTAATTTTGACTTTGCCATAATTTTTTACTTTGCTTTTTTCATTAATCTTTTAGCTACACCTGCAGACTTTACAGCAATCTTAGCGCCTTTAGAAGGTACGCCACCTGCCATTGCTAATGCTTTGCCTTTTAATGCGTTTTTGATTTGCGGTCCACCACCTGAAGGAGGCTTCAATCTTGATGATGCCGGTAAATTTGGAGTTGATTTCATCTTTTTAGTTTTTAATTTTAATAACTTTGTAATACAAATGTAATAAAATTTAATTAAATGAAATCACACCCCACCGACTATCTAAAATTTTGGAGAGTCATCAGGTATTATGTTAAGTCAAAGCATAAGTTAAGCCAAGCCGACCTCGACATTTTACTGTTCTTATATTCTGAAAGCTACTTTGGCAGAGAGCAATTTGAAGATTTTGCCGAGCTTGTTAGTTGGGACAAGTCAAGATTTGGAAGGCTACTTAAGCAAGGATGGATTGAGCGTTTTAGAATGAGAGCAAAGAACAGGGCACTATACCAACTAAGTGATAAGTGCAAACGCCTTATCGTTGACATCTATAAAAAACTAAACGGGGAAGAAATCCCCGTTAGTAATTCGTATAACTCAATGTTTTTAAAGAATGTGTCCTATAACGACAAGGTCTACCGCAATATGATTCTTGAAATGAATGCATACAACAAAGCCAACAAGTATAGGTCACCCAAAGGTGAGAACAAAGAAGACGACTAAAGCACCACCACCACATCACGCTCTGAGATGATAGTATATTGCAAATCATCTATCAGCATCGTGAAGCTATGTGCCTTGTCATAGTACAATTCATCACCTTCGTCAATGACACTTACGTCAGTGCCGGGAGCTATCACCGATGCACGCTTATACCTAAGCTGATTGGTATCCTCACCCGACAATATCAAACCGCTTTCGGTAGTCACTGTCTCTTGTATGTCTTTTACAACGATATATTTTCCAATTGGTTTCATAATTTAATTTAATTGTGATGTTCCACGTGGAACTATTATTGCTGCTGCTCGTATGTACGGGCCATTGTGATAATTGCATTAGTGCTTAGGATTGTGACAGCTACGCTGACAGCATTTTGAAGTGCTGACCTTGTAACTTTTAACGGGTCAATAACACCCATCTCAATCAAGTCACCCATCTGACCGGTCTTAAGGTTGTACCCGTGACCAACAGGTGTACTATCCTTGTACACATCGCTTGGTTTCAGCCCTGCGTTAGCAAGTATTTGTTGGAACGGAGCCATTAGTGCGTTACGAACAATGCTTAATGCAGCATTATACTCTACACTCTTAGTCTCTTCACCCAACTCAGCACTCTCATCAAGTAATGCTTTGCCGGCACCCGGTAGTATTCCCTCCTCAAGAGCAGACCTTACTGCACACACAGCGTCATCAACTCTGTCGTACAACTCTTTTTGCTCCAAGTCAGTCTGACCGCCCACAAAAATAACACCTATGCCACCCGTTAATGATGCAATACGCTCCAATAAAAAGTCTTTGTCACCTTTCTTAGTCGCTTCTTTATGTGCATCCCATAACTGCTTAACTCTTTCCTCAACCAATTTCAAGTCAGCCTTAGCCTCACTGCGAATGATAATGGTTTTGTCTTTGCTCACTATCACCTTAGCAGCGTGACCCAAGTCAGCATAGTTGATATGGCTGATGTCGTCACCCGTCTTCTCACTAAAGTATGTCGCTCCTACGCTAATGGCAATGTCTTGCATCAACTCGTGTTGCTTGTAACCAAAGTTAGGCGGAGGAACTGCAACTACTTTTAAGTTACCCTTAACTGAGTTCGCTGCAAGTGTATTCACCACGTTTGTATTACACGGAGAGATAATCAATAACTTCTTGCCTTCAGTAATAATTGGCTTCAACACATTCTCAATCTGAAGTATATTCGCTATCTCCATATCAGCTACCAAAACCATCACGTCCTCAAAGACACACTCGTCTTTCTTTTGGTCATTGATAAACATCGGGCTTAAATATCCTCTGTCAAATTTCAAACCTTTAGTTGTCTCAGCATATGTCTCTGCCGTTTGGCTTCTCTCCACTGTAA